GTCCCCGCTACCTTTGACGCCCACTTTGTTAGTCCCAAAATTGCGCTTGGGCGTAGCCAAAGCGCCTTGAGCCAACACGACAGTCGCGTTCTTGCGTGAAACGCCCTTGGTGCGACCATTGGTCTTAAGCTTTAGGTCCTTCTTGACCTTGTTGAGTTTCTTGATGGCCGCCTTGCGCGTGGGCAGAACCATTGTTGTGACCAGCTCAACCGAATACAGTTGATGCAAACAGAAAGCCGCGATTGAACACAGTAACACCTTTGGGAGAAATCGCGGGTTTTAATTTATGCTATTTTTATGTGACGGTGAAACCGTCCGAATTCGAATTTCCCATGCAACCACCGAACACCTGACCGAACCCTGACCTCGGGACGAATCAAGTGCCGGATCGCTAATGAGATGTAATACGTGGGGGGTCGTCCCCAAAACTGCAGTAGAGCGTGCCGTATCACGCTGATTTGCCATTTGTGCGTATGCCTAGACATAAGTCTGTCAATCACCCGGTCGTGCTAACCGAACAATAGATCCACGTGACGAGGTTTACACCCATCCACTTGGGTGCAGGTAAGGCTCACCCTGCACTCGCAGACTGTCACGCTTCGGGCCCCTCACATACGCAATCCACCATTTAACGCTATCGCCCAAACAATAGCAACCGCTGCAGGCGGGTAACGGTGGCGCCCTCACCGTCTGCACTTCCCAGTGCACCCAGGCTGTTCATCGGACTAACCCCGACTACTCAGGCATAAGGGTGGAATTAGAGACAGGCCCGGCCAAGACACATACCTTGAGGTTTCACGTGTCCCGCGTCCCCTACCGACCGCTTGGATAATTGCGAAGCCCACTCCTATGTTGGGCTATTGTCGGACCAACACATCGTACACCGGCAGCACTCCATCATCCCTACTAGGCCCGTGAAAACCTGAGTAGTTAGTGTACGACCCTAGGGCCACTGTGCAAAGCACCTAGGTAATTACAATCGCAAGCGAAAGCCACGTTTGAATGTATTACAACTCCTTCCCCGGCAGCGTCCAGGGGCTCTAAAATGCGAGTGTTGGATCGGCAAGAACAAAGGCAAGAACCAGTCCGGCGCCACCAAACACTCAGAAGTCATGCAAACAAATTCTGCTAGGCCGGCATGTGCCGGCACACCTAATTCCGCCATTCGGCCGGAACACTAATGGCCAAGTCCTCACCATGGATGTCAATCGTGCTAATGTGGCACATTGTTGCCCACTCCCTTTCGTCGAAGTCGCCGGCACTGCGGCGCAACAACCTCTTCCACTTGTCGGCGTCCCCTCCTTCAAATGGTGGCATATCTATCGGGCAGTTGACCGTTCTACCATGTTCTGGCATCTCGCCTTCTACGGCTAGAAGGTACTCTTTAACCTTCTGGGCATCAACGTCAACGCCTCCTTTGTTTGAATCGAAAACCGCGTTAAGAAATGCGTACATAGGCTCAACCCTCTTAAAGCCGTCTGCAAGGGATGCAGCGTACACTCGAATGCAAGTTTTCAATTCAGCTGGGGTAACGGCAGTTGTGGTCCAAGACTTCGTGTTCAACAATCGTCTAGCCTCCGGCGTCATCACCATCTCAGCGCCGTCGTAAACGATCTTACTGTCATGGATCAAGGCTTCATAACCCACAAACCGCACGTAAGCATCGCCTTCTTGTGGTTTCCAAATGAGCTTTGCTTTCCATCCCCACCGCCTAAAGAAGCTCGATACCAAACAATCGTCTTTCGTTTCGCTATTGTCAGGGTTGTATGGACCATTAAGCCACACGGGCTCCTCAATCCTGCCGGATGTGTCGTCTCCCTCAAAAGCCAAACAAGCCAGGTACTTCTTCCTTACCTGTTTGCCTCGGAGTTCGATCGTGCTACGATCACGGCGCGAAACGTAGAAAAGTTTGGATCCACGATGCTTAATCAAAGATTCCAGCGCATCCTCAACATAATCCGGGTCGACGAGGAAACAAAACCAGGCAATGAGGTTCTGTAAGAAATTGCCTGAACTTGTCACCCTGTCGCCGCTCTCGCGCATGGTTTGTGGAATCTTGATTTTGGCTGTCCTCTTCTGGCCCGTCTCATCAGTGTAGATGAGTTTCCAGGTTGCGCATTTATCTCTGTCATTGCTCACACGTTCGAACAGTAATGCTCCCGTATCAGCGACGCCTATGATCTTGGCGATGTGGTAAAATATGTCCATCTCGATTTGTTTCAAGGGCTCTGATATTCCAAACTCAAATGACGTAAGGTCGTTTTCCACCCAACGTCCGTTCTTCATGTTACTCATGTTGGAAAAGAGCTCCTCGATCGCCTCTTTCTTACCACGTCCCTTGATGCTGCCGCCTTTGAAAGTTTCGAACATCACATGTTCAAAAGCATAAGCAACTTTGGCGAGTGCATACAAACGCACATTGCCATGGTTGGCGATAGGTCTGGGTTTGTTCTTCGCTGTGACCTCGCTCTTGACGAAAGCTTTGATCACAGTGTCAAAGCCAACGCCATCATCGCTGAGTGCAGCGTTCATTGCCTCTAATTCGACGCGCATTCGCTCCTCTTCAGATAGTTTCTTAGGCAATGCACTCACCCTCGCGCTTTCAAACCCGACCATCGCTTTGCGCAATCTACCTGGTGTAAACACCTTTTGCTTGAGCAATTCAACGAGCCTGTCTCTGGTTTGCACCTCGCTTTGCAGTGGGTTGTGATCTCCAACACCGACATTGCGCATGTCATGTGCCATTTGAAGATTTTGCTCATTGTTGGAGTGGAGGAAGTTGGGTTGCGATGTGATCTGGGGAAATCGTGCCCTCGCTTGTCGTGTGCCGCTCGCACACCCGCCTTCCAATCCTGGTGGCTCCACCAATTCTGGTCTTTGGCCTGGTGCCAATGTGGTTGTGCTGTGCAAAACACCGCCCTCCACGTAAGCGCGACGTTGTTCTTCCACATTGCTAGCTTCCAAGGCTTGCTCTAACGCAAGCTCAGCTTCTGTGCGACCGCCGTTCTGTTGCTGGTGGTTCGCATTTCGACTTGGTGAATGAGCAGCCGCAGGGTTCACGTCGTCCCCTTGGTTGTCGTCGCCTTCGTCTACCTCTTGGATGCGGTCTAATGGAGGTTCGGATTGGTTTGATCTAGCTGAATTACACAACCTCCATGAAGTGGACCCTTTCGCGTTCCGGAAACAACACAATTGCAAAATGCAATCTAGCAGTCCCGGTCCGTGAAACACCAATTCGTCAAGCATAGCGGCGTGGCCCACTGTGAGGTAGGCGCGCCTGCGAAAAGGGTCCCTTGCCGCGCATTCCAAGTTTACAAGCTGCAGATCGGCGCATGATGGTTTGATGCCCCACTTCGTACTGGCCTGATGGCGCTGAGCGAAGCTGGTGGAGTCGGCAACCAAACTCACTGGCAAGCAGATGGTCACATCGCAATAACCCAAAAATTCCGGCCATTGGAAACAGGTGTTATTGCATCGTGTGCAGCATCGCTTGATCGTCATGACGCGTGTCATGTGATCCTCTGAGCTACGTGGTTTGCTCAGGAACTGCAGCTCATCACGATGACATGTTTCGCAAATCTCAGGAAAAGTGCTCCCGAACTTGCTCTCGCCGAACATCGTGATGCCCAAAGTTTGCAGTACGTCAACGGACGTATAGGCGTGGGTTACCTACCAATTTGGTTTTACTCTCAGTGACACAGTTGCACCTTGAGC